AAGGAGGTAGCTTTGAAGGTATGTGTGCTACCGGTGGAACTATAACCGAAGATGGTTCTTATAAAATTCATACATTTACAGGTCCAGGAACTTTTACAGTAAATACACTTTCACCAGATCCTACTGGTAATGATGTTGATTATTTAGTAGTCGCTGGAGGAGCGGCTGGAGGCCATTCTTATGCGGGTGGAGGTGGAGCCGGGGGATATAGAGAATCTCCAGGTACAGCTTCAGGTTATACATCTTCTCCTTTGGGAGCTAGCCCTGCCGCAGCTATAACGGTAACAGCACAAGGCTATCCAATCGCTGTGGGCGGTGGTGGAGCAGCTGGCGGTGGATCTAATAATAGCCCAGTTAAAGGCGCTCCAGGTGTTGATTCAAGCGGTTTAGGAATTACATCGACGGGCGGTGGAACAGGTGGTGGTGGAAGTCCATCTCCATATAGTGCTGATCCTGGTGGTTCAGGGGGCGGTGTTGGAAGCGGTCAACCCGGTGCTCCAAAAGTACAAGGTTCAGGTAATGATCCTGCCGTTAGTCCACCACAAGGAAATCCAGGTGGACCTCCAGCAAATATATCACCCCCTATAGCTTTACCTAATACTCCACAATTTGTACGTTCTGGTGGCGGAGGTGCTATTGCAGCTGGTCAAATTGGTTATTGTGGTCGTCCTACTAATTTTAGTTCAATGGGTGGAATAGGAGCAGGAACAGGAATTAATCCAGCACCAGGTGTTGGAACACCCGGTCCAAATGGATCTTTAAGATATTTTGCGGGAGGTGGATCTGGTATAGATGGTGACTCAAGTATATGTGGATCCCCAGCTGCTCCATATCAAGTTGGAGGAGGAGGTGAAAACGGTACATCTGCTCAAACGAATACTGGTGGCGGTGGTGGCGCTGATAATGGAAACGGTGGTTCAGGTATAGTAATAATAAGGTATAAATTTAAATAATGGCACATTTTGCAAAAATAACAGAAAATAATGAAGTTCTTGAAGTGTTGACACTTAATAATAATGATATGTTAAACGCTGATGGCGTTGAAGATGAATCAGTAGGTCAACAATATTTAGAAACACATAATAATTGGCCTGCACATTTGTGGATTCAAACATCTTACAATACATTACAAGGTAAACATAATTCAGGTGATGACTCTAAAGCATTTAGAGGAAATTACGCAGGTTTAAATTATATCTGGGACGCAGATAATAATATATTTATTAATCCAAAACCTTTTCCAAGCTGGGTATTAAATTTATCTGAAGCTAGATGGCAATCACCAATCGGTGATGCTCCAGCATTAACAGCTGAACAGCAGATGGAAAACGAAGAAAATACTGATTACACTTATCATCATATTTGGTGTTATGTTTGGAATGAAGAAACTCAAGTCTGGGACCTGAGTGAAACTAGATCTCATTTGACAGGCTCTTAAAAATAATATATACCTGGTGATGGTATGCAAAAGAAAGTATTAAGCGAACAAGCTCTATATTATGGTGATGTTTCAATGCCAAAAGGTTTTGAAATAAATTCTTTACAATTATCTCAATCTATTTTGGAATCTTTTTATAATAAAAAAAAATTTACATTTTCTAGAAGTTGGGACATGCTTAATACTTATATAAAAGATTATATAAGATTACATTATAAAATGAATTTAGTTAATAAAGATTCATGGGCTACCGCATATATTCCAAATGAAAAAACAGAATCTTTATTGCATATTGATCCAGTCGATTTAAGAAACTCACCTGATTATACATGTTTATATGGAATTAACACAATTGATTGTATGGTTAGAATTTATTATGACGATAATAGAAGAAAGGGAAAATCTTGGGATATAGAATTAAGAAACAATATGTTTATAATGTTTCCATCAACTAGTATGTATTACTTAACTAACAATCAAAAAGATTCATTAAACTTTGTTCAAACTATAACTTATGAATATATCTAATTACTATTGGTATTTTTCTGCAGCACTTACACCAAAGTTTTGTGATGATGTAATACAATATGCTAATTCACAAAAAGAAGTCATGGCTTCAATTGGTGGTTATGGTGATAGAAAATTAAATAAAGAAGAAATAAAAGATTTAAAAAGAAAAAGAAACTCTGATTTAGTTTGGTTAAATGATGCTTGGATATATAAAGAATTACATCCTTATGTTAACACAGCAAATAAAAATGCTGGTTGGAATTTTGAATGGGATAAATCAGAATCGTGTCAGTTTACAAAATATAAACACAACCAATATTATGATTGGCATTGTGATAGTTGGGATAAACCTTATAAAAGAAAAGAAGGAGATCCTGATAATGGTAAAATTCGAAAACTATCTATGACTTGTCAATTAACAGATGGTTCAGAATACACAGGTGGTGAATTAGAATTTGATTTTAGAAACTATGATCCACATATGAGAGACGAAGCTAAACACTTGCAAAGAGCAAAAGAGATTTTACCAAAAGGATCTATTATTGTATTTCCTTCTTTTGTTTGGCATAGAGTTAAACCCGTGACATCAGGCACAAGATACAGTCTTGTAGTATGGCATTTAGGAAGGCCCTTTAAATAATATGAATATAGATAACTTTTTTAAAACAACCATTTGGTCAGAACACAAACCAGAGTTTGTAAAATCTTTAACACAAGCAACTAACAAATATATTAAAGATGTTAAAAATTCTCCAGAAGCTAAAGAATATATAAAAAAGTTTGGAGATTTTGGAAGACCTTATAATTCGCGTCCTTTCTTTAATGATAATGATTTTTTAGATTTTAGAAATTACATTGGTCTAAAGTCTTGGGAGTATTTAGATCATGAAGGTTTTGATATGCAACAATATACAACTATGTTTAGTGAGTTGTGGGTTCAAGAGTTTGCTAAAAAAGGTGGTGGATATCATTCAGCACACGTACATTCTAATCAACACGTATCAGGATTTTATTTTTTAAAGTGTAGTGATAAAACATCTTACCCAATATTTCATGAACCACGTGGTGGAGCAAGAGCCACAAAATTAAAAATGAAACCAGATGAAAAAGGTATATGGAACGGTAATGAGCTTATTCATTTTAAACCTATACCAGGCACATTAATTATTTTTCCAGGATTTTTAGAACACGAATTTAGTCTAGACTTTGGTAAGGAGCCTTTTAGATTTATACACTGGAACATACAAGCTGTACCAAAAGAGATGGCTAAAGATGTTTAAAATATACAAAAATATTTTAAAAAAAACGGAGAAAGAAAAACTTCTTAGATTTATTAAAAAAGAAGTTAGAGATTTAAAAGGAGGCTTTCCCGGTTTACAAACATTAAATGATATTCATTTAAAACCAGCAATGAAAACTTTTGTAAAATCGGTAGAAAAATATATAAAACCACATAAAATATCTATGTGTTGGGGTGTGTGTTCAATAGGTAATGTAATAGCTTGGCACCAACATTACAATTGTAAATATTCTTTTGTTTACTATTTACATAATCCAAATGAAGAAGGAACTATGTTTGCAGAACCTACATCAGATTATGATTTTGTAAAATACACGAAGGGTGTTGAAAATACTTTGTTAAAATTTGATGGTTTAAAAATTCACTCAACACCAAATACCTATAAAAAAATAAAAAGATACATAATATCTTTTGATGTAATATGAGTTTTAAAATAATAGATAATTATTTAAATATAGACGAGTTTTTAATTTTAAAAACTATAATGGAATCTGATTCTTTTCCGTGGTTTTATAATGAAATAAAAGTAGCAAAAGATAAAAATCTTTTTCATTATCAATTTTGTCACAATTTTTATATAAATGATGAAGTTAATTCTGGTTATTTTAATAACTTAAAACCACTTATTAACAAATTAAAACCTTTATCGTTAATTAGAATAAAAGCAAATTTAAACCCCATATCTCACAAGCTAGTAGAATTTACACCTCATCAAGATCAAAAATTTAAATGTAAGATAGCTCTTTTTTATCTTAATAATAATAATGGATATACAATAATTGATAAAGAAAAAATAAATAGTAAAGAAAATAGAATGGTTTTATTTAATTCTGACGTAGCTCATTATGGAACTAATTCTACTGATTGTAAAAATAGAATGGTAATAAATTTTAATTATTTTTAATATGAGTTTTAAAAAATATAATTTACCCAAAAATAGTTTTATTCAAGGTTGGTATATGCCTGAAAAAATTTGTGATAGTTTAATTAATTATTTTAAAAATAATAAAGAAAAAGCTAAACCAGGAGTAATTTATAATAAAGGAAATAATACTACTGACAAAAAAATTAAAAATTCTCTTGATATTAATTTAGACAATAATCCTTTTAATCAAGATGTTTATGAATACAGATTGCAGCTACAAGAAATTTTAAATTTATATATAAAAGAATATCCTGAAGTACATAATCTTGATAATTTTATTATTGAAAATGTTAATCTTCAATGGTATCCTAAAAAAGGTGGTTATAAAGAATGGCATTCAGAAAGAGGATCAAAATATAATATGGATAGAGTTTTAGTTTTTATGACTTATTTAAATAATGTAAAAAATGGTGGAACTTATTTTAAATATCAAGATATACACACACCAGCAATAAAAGGACTAACTTTAATTTGGCCACCAGATTGGACACATACTCACAAAGGTGAGGTAAGTAATAACGAAAAAATAATAGCTACAGGTTGGTTTAAATTTTTATGAGTTTTAAAAAAAATAAATACACAATTATTCGTCAAGCTATATCAAAAGACCTAGCAGCTTTTGTTGCAAATTATTTTAGTATGCAAAAACAAGTTTATGATACTTGTATAGAACATAGATATTTTTCACCTTTTGAACATATACTTGGATTCTACGAAGGTAAAGATGGACAAATACCTAACACTTATTCTCAATATGCTAATGTTGCTATGGAAACTTTAATGCTTAAATGTCAACCAGAAATGGAAAAAGCAACAGGATTAAAATTATATCCAGCTTACACTTATGCACGAATTTATAAAAAAGGTGATATTCTTGAAAGACACAAAGATAGATTTAGTTGTGAAATATCTACGACTATGAATTTAGGTGGTGATGATTGGCCAATATATTTAGAGCCATCTGGAAAAGAAAGTATGAAAGGGATTAAGATAAATTTAAAACCAGGAGATATGCTGGTTTATTCTGGCTGTGAGCTAGAACATTGGAGAGAAAAATTTAAAGGCACTGAATGCGTACAAGTATTTCTTCATTATAACAATCGTAAAACACCAGGTGCTAAAGACAATATGTTTGACAAGCGTAAACATTTAGGTCTTCCTTCTTGGTTTAAACGATGATATAATTTTATAATGGATGCAGCGGACACACCACATACCATCTGCTGCATCCTTTATAAGAAATGAAAGATTTTTATCAAAAATTAAAAGATATTATTTTAGCAAATAATAAACAAAAAAATACTGAGCTTTGGGATGTTGAAGGAATACTTCATAATCAAAAATTTAAATTTGATACAAGACCAATTCAAAATAATGCTAAAATAGGAAATTTTAAAACTAAAGCTGATAAAATGGTGTTTAATATGAAGAATGAATATATTGTTGTTGACATAGAAGAATTACATAAATATGTTAAAAATAATCAACTAAAAGATATCCATTTACAGGATTTGCTATCCAAGTTAGAGTGGAATATAATACTACCAAAATAATAAAAACCTTATATAATACTAGGTTATGCTACAAAAACTAGGTTTTCTACCAGGATTTAATAAACAAGTTACATCAACCGGTGCTGAATCACAGTGGACTGGTGGTACAAACGTGCGTTTTAGGTATGGTACACCTGAAAAAATAGGTGGTTGGGCTCAATTAGGAGACAAGAAATTAACTGGTGCTGCAAGAGGATTGCATCACATGGTTAATAAAGAAGGTATTAAATACGCAGCCATAGGAACTAACAGAATTTTATATGTGTATTCTGGAGGTGTATACTATGACATACATCCTTTAGTTAATCCATCTGGAACCGCTCTTACTAGTGCATTTAGTACAACTAATGGACAGTCAACAGTAACTATTACATTTCCATCTGCACATAATTTTGAAGTAGGAGATATAGTTTTGTTTGGTGATCCTTCTACTTTTACAGCTATTACAGGTTCTAATTTTTCTTCTACAACTTTTTGTGATAAAAAATTTATGGTAAATGCCGTGCCTTCAACTACTACTTTAGAAATAAATGCTGGTGCTACTGAAACAGGATCAGGAGCAACTACATCTGGAGGCATAACTTATTTTCAATACTACCATGTTGGACCAGCCGAACAGGTTGGAGTTTTTGGTTATGGTATATCACAATGGGGTGGTACAGTGACCAACCCACAGACAACAACTTTAAATGGAGCATT